ACTAGTGAATTTACTGCGTATAGTGAAAATAAAGGTGAAAAATTAGCATTTTGTTTAGATACTGAGAAAAATAGTAAAGGGCGTTTAATTGACATAAATACGTTAATGTATGTTGCTTTACATGAAGTTAGTCATATTGCTACCAAATCAATTGGTCATAATGATGAATTTTGGAATAATTTCAAATTTATGATTACAGAAGCAAAAGAAATAAATATATATAATCCTGTTGATTACAAAAAAGAACCAGCACGTTATTGCGGTATGAATATAAGTGATAATCCATATTATGATGTTAAATAATTATAAAAACAATTATAAAAAACAATTATAAAAAACAATTATAAAAATTTATAAACAATATCATAAATATTATAATCTATATTTGTGTCTTTAATTTTTACTATATTTTTACTATAAAAATATAAATTATAGTGTTTTGTATATTCTTCCAAATTAGGAAAATAACTAGTACACACAAACTCTTTTTCAATGTAAGTAATTATTATTTCATTAATAGTAAAAATGGTATTTTTAGCATTATGATTATTTAAAAACAATTTGTATATTTCTTCTCCTCCAATAATCCATACTTCATCATAATTTTTAGACCTGACAAAAGTTTCTAGGTTTTGTAAACTTTCAAAAGTTTGCACAATATTTTTAGTATTGGTTTTATTAATTTGGAGAGATTTAGACAATATTAAATTATCTCTATTTGCTAATCCATCAACCTTATTTAAACTTTCATATGTTTTCCTCCCCATAATAACAGCATTATTTTTATTTCCAATTGTTAATCTTTTAAATTTGGCCATGTCTTCTTTAATATTCCATAATAGCGTATTATTTTTGCCGATTCCATTATTTTTACAATAGGCAACAATAATATTTACAATCATATTTATATAAAATAAACTCTTATATTTATATAAATGTCAAATATATTTAAGTCAAACATATTTAAATTTTATATTAACAATGCTAATCAATTAAATAAACTATATTTGTTTATTAAGAATAAATATTTAATAAACCAAAATCAATCAACTTTGCCAACTTTGCCAATTTTACCAAGTATTGAAGAATTAAATACTAATTATAGCGATTCTTCTGTTTTCTTAAAAAGTGATGTATTTCAACAATATTTTATAAAAGATTTTAATGAAAACGATTTAATATATATAGAAGAATTTAGAACCAAACTTATTTTTGTTGATAATGTTATAAATAGTGATGATACTATTGAAACAATAAAATTAAAGTTTATTCAAGCAATTAACGAAAGTGTAAATGAAGATGAAAAAATTTGCTTTGAAGAAATCTATATGTATGGACTAGCACCATCAACATTAAATAAACTTGAATTATTTAATAATTTAACAAACAATAATAAAAATGATCTAACACGTAAAATGTTAATAAACTATTTTAAAAATATTGATGAAGGCACTACTATTATAAATACTTTAGAAATTAAAGAGCATTATACTTATGATGATATAAATGCTATTACTATTATTAATATTAATGAATATAAATCAATAGGTCAAAGTTTTATAAAATATTATGAAAACTTTATTGTAAATCCCTATAATTATGATTATGAAAATAGTTTAACAAAGCAATCAAGCGATCTTATAACACTAAATAATTATAATATGTTATTTGAATATAATGTACACAATACAATATATGTATGTTTGGCAAGTGATTTTTTTAAAATAGAGGAAAATATTATAGATGAGGAATCATTTATTAAAATATATTTTAAATTATTATATATAAAAAATATTATTAGTATAAAAGATTTTATTACACGTAAAACCGAATTAATAAAAAAAAGTAACGAATTATTTAATGATGAAAATTTTAAAGCAAAAAATGAGTTTTTCTTTTTGTTAGAATCAATTCACTTAAATTCAACCACTTTAAAATATGAAAATAATGGAGTAAAAGCTATTAATATAAATATTCATAGTACTATTAATTCAAATATTTCATTAGAAACAATATTTAAATTATTTAATAGCAGTGAACTATATCCATTTATTAAATATAATCCAGGTAAAAAATTAGAAAATATATATCGTCTATATTGTGATAAAATAAACAATAAAAAAAAAATACCAATGTTGAGTAGAACATTAATATTAAAGTATGCTAAATTCTTAGGCAAAGCCCATACAATAACATTTTATGTTAATTCCAAAGAAGAGTTATTTGTAAATAATGTAAATGAATTTATAATTGAATTAGAAGATAGTGGTATTATTAATGTAAAAATTGACTTTAAAAATATTATAAGCATTACTAATATAAATATATTAATTGCTGATAATGTTAATAGCCTAATTAAATTTATAAAAAGTTTAATTATTAATAATACTATTGAATTATTTCACGAATTAAATAGTGCTAATGTTGAAATAAATTCAATAAACTACGTTTATAATATTAATATTAAAGGAAGTCTTAGTTTAAAAAATATAAGTAATTGTATAAGTTTTTTATTTAATGTTATAAAAAATGATACAAAAGAAATAATAATGCGTTATAAACACGTATCAAATTTTAGTATAATGAACTCAGAAGATTCATTTATAATTGAACTTATTAAACAAAAATTTACAGAAACAGAAATATTGACTAAGTTAGAAGAAAATTATAAATTATCATATGAAGAATCGAGGTCAAAATTAATAAATGTTATTAACTCTTTAAAATTAGTTCAAAATACATTTAATTATAAAAAATTAACTATTAAAAATAATCCTGGATTTTTAACAACATTTAAAAAAACTACTTCAAGCAATCTCTCAATTATAATAGAAAATATTGACTCTATTAATTATTTAAAAACCTTAAATGTGTATATTGATTCTATTGTTAAAATTTTATTTAATCAAGTAAAAGATAGTTCATTAGAACAAAATATTAAAAATATGTGTAAAAAAATAACACCACAAGAAGTAATTGAAGAAAAAAATTTAGAAGTAGCCAAAATTTCTGAAAATGAAGAAATTATTAAAAATGTTGCTCATTTATTAGAAAATGAAGATGAAGATGAAACAAGTTCAATGAACAATGATTTATTAAATATATTATTAGATGAAGATGATGAAAATGAAGACGAAGATGAAGATGAAGATGAAGATGAAGAGGAAGAAGAAGAGGAAGAGGAAGAAATCATAAAAATAACAGAAGATTTTAAAGAGTTAACAGAAAAAAATATAAATGAAGACGTTATAGAAGAAGAATCAAAAGAAGAACTAAAAGAAGAAACACAAGAAGAATCAAAAGAAGAATTACAAGAAGAATTAAAAGAAAAACCAAAAGAAGAACTAAAAGAAGATGTTGACGAAGAAGGTTTCAAAGAATTTTCAGAAAAAAGCAATCCAATATTAAAACGATTAATAAATAAAGAACCAACATTATTTAGTACTGATAAAAATAAATTTTATACTGAATATTCTCGATTATGTCAAGCAAATATAAAAAAACAACCAGTTATATTAACACGAGAAGAATATGAGTTTATTAAAGAAAATCATAGAAGTTCATATACAGAAAGTTTTCCATATGGAACAAAAGAAGGAACAACTTATCACTATATATGTCCAAGATATTGGGATTTAGAAAAAAATATTAGTTTATCTCACAAAGAAGTAACAAGTGAAAAATATGGAAAAGTTATTACAAAAAAAAATAAAGATGGAACTTATGATGGAAATATAATGGAATTTACTGATCCAAAGCATCATCTTGATGAAAAAGGAAATTATATAAATCATGTTCCTGGGTTTTTAGATGAAAAACATAATAGAATTGTTAATAAAAATAGTTTTTGTTTGCCTTGTTGCTTTAATAATAAGTTATGGAATAAACCACAACAAGAACAGCGACGCAGTAAATGTTTAAATTATGATTATAACCTCAATCCTGAAGAAAAAAAAGAAAATTTTAATTACATTAAAGGACCAGATAAATTTCCATTAGAAAAAAACAAACCAGGTTTTCTTCCAATAAATATTCAAAAGTTGTTACAATTTGATAATTTAGATTGTGTAACAAAACAAGCACCCAATTTATTAAAAGTTAATCACAAATGTTTATTGCGTTATGGAGTAGAAAATAGTACTAACCAATCTTTTATTGGCTGTATTGCTGATTTATATGAATCAGTAATATTAAAAAATAAAAAATCAATTTCTATTAGCGAAATGAAAAATATTATTAAAAATAGTATTACTATTGATACTTTTATAAAGTATAATAATGGTAATTTACCACATATTTTTATTTCTAAAAATTTTAATGCACATAGTGACACAATAAGTATTGATAAATATAAATCAAGCAACTTATATAAAATTCTATTAGCGAGTACAAGTGAAACTCAAACTAATTATAGCAATAAAATAATCTTGTTTAAAAAAATAATTAATAGTTTTGAAAAATTTCAAGAATATTTAGAAAGCAATTTAACAATTGATTATACTTATTTATGGGATATTATTTGTAAAGAAAATCCTTTGCTTTTTCCAGAAGGATTAAATTTAATTATTTTAGATATTACTAGCGAAGATGCTACAGATAATATTAAAATTATATGCCCTAAGCAAAATTATAGTGAGGAATTTTTAAATAATAAAAAAAAAAATTTATTGTTAATAAAGAAAGACGAGTATTTTGAACCTATTTATTTAATAAACAACACAATTAACAATTATGATTTTACAAAATTATTCAAATTTTCTAGTAATAATGAAGATAGTAATTTAAAACATTTTAAACTAGTTTTAAATAAAATTAAAAAAGAAATAACTAGAAATTGTATTCATAAAATAGATACTAAAAAGTATGATAGTTCAATTTATAATTTTACACCAAATATATTATTAGACAATATTATTAAGATTTTAATAAAACTTAAATATGACATTACTTACCAAATTATTGATTATAATAATAAAGTTATTGGAGTAACAATTAAAAAAGAACACGCAAATGGTTATAGTGAGCATGGATTTATTCCATGCTATCCATCAGCATTATCAAGTATTCATGATGAAATTTCATACAAACTAATAGATGAAGTGTCTAGCGAAGAATATAATGATTATACTAATACAAAAGAATTATTACAAAAAATATATAAACAAAGTGACTACAAAATTATATGTAATCCAATATATAAAATACAAGAAAATGGAGCAATAGTTGGCATTCTTACTTCTGGAAATCAATTTGTTAGATTAAGTGAACCAGAGCAAAATAATGAAGATGACTTAAAATTAATAAACAATAAAGATTATGTTTTTGTTGATAAAGAAATACAAACTAAATATTTTGAAAATAGTTATAAAGATGAATTAATAAATAATATTAAATTAGAAACATTATTTTATAATAATTTTAAAAACACTTTTAAAAAAATATTAAATATTAACACACATAATAAAAAGAAAAATGATTTGTTGCGAATAATAAATAACAATTCAATGTTATATTTAGATAAACTTTCAAATTGTTATGATATATTAAAAAGCATTGGATCTAATTATATTATATTTTCAGACATGGAGCCAATTTTAAACAATATAAAATTATCTTCATGTTTTGATGATGAAAAATGCCCAAATATAATTTGTAAAAAAATAAATACTACTTGTTCATTAATAATACCAAAAGTTAATTTAATCAATGAAGAAAATAACGAAGAATTATATTACACTCGGTTATGTGACGAATTTGTTAGGTATAACAAATTTAGAAATTTTATTTTTGAAAATAGCAATGTATATAATTATGGTTCGGTGGAATATAATATTATAGCTAATGAACTTTTATTATTTCAATCATCATTAACACAGGATTTTTTTAAAGATTTACACTATAATAATAAAGAAAATAACTATGTTATAACAACTAATACATTTGATACATTAGGATTTGAAAATACAGATAGCATCTTAAATTTAAAAAATGTCAAAATAGAAAAAGGAGAAAAAATAGTAATAGAAGTTGATACTACTAAAGATAAAGAAATTGGTGAAGAAAATAAAATGTTTATAGACAATCCTGAGCAATTTAAAGAGCAAGATGAATTAAAAGAACAAGAATTAGAAAAAATTGTACAACATAAAGATGAAAATGAAGATGAAGATGAAGATGAAATTAAATTTGAAGATGAAGAATTGGAATTAGATAAAAAAATAACTTTATTAACTAATTATACAGATAAAAACTATTATTGTTCTTTTAGTATTAATAAAATAACAGAAGGGTTTAGTTCTAATTTTAGAACCACTATTCATCAATTAAGATATTCATTTGATAATAAAATTTGCTCTTTTCAATTAATTTTAATAATAATCAAATACCATAATAAAGAACAAATTAATTTAACTATTGAACAATTGAAAAACAAATTAATTGATTTATATAAAAATAATAGTAATTTTGATTCATTATGTATTATTTTACTAGAAAATAATAAAAAAAAAATTATGGAGCAAGTTATAAATAAAACAAAAAACTCTGAAGAGAAAATAAGAGCTTTTGAAGAATGCGTATTAAGCAGCGAATATTATGTAACATACATTGATATATATTTACTATCAAAATATTATGACTTACCTATAATATTGTTATGTAATACTATTATTGATTTAACTATTACAAAAGAAAAGTATATTGTATTTAATCTCAGTAGAAATAATAAATATTTTTTTATTAAAAATCGCAGTGTGTATGATAGAAATAAATTTCATAATTATAAATTAATTATAAATGCTTCATCTGTTGATTTTAATATTGATGAAGATTTATTAGATATGCCTGACTATAAGTTAGCTAGTAAAATAAAAGATAGTGTTAACAATTATGAAGATATTTTGGGTAAATATATAAATGATTATAGTGTAAATAAAAAAAAACTAATCGCAAAATTAAATGCAAAACAAAAAAAGCAGAATAAACTAGAAAAAGAAGAGCAAAAAAAATTAGAAGAAGAGCAACAAGAGCAAGTTAAACAAGAAGAACCACAAGAGGAACCACAAGAAAAATTAGAAGAAGAGCAACAAGAGCAAGTTAAACAAGAAGAACCACAAGAAGAAGTTAAACAAGAACAGGAACAAGAACTAAAGAAAAATAAGCAAACAAAAAATGCTAAACCTAAACGCACACGCTGTCCAAATGGCACTCGTAAAAATAAAACTACTGGATTGTGTGAAAAAATTTTATAATGTTTTAATAATAAATATTTATAACATATTATAAATATTTATAACTATGGTTTAATTAAATTTAAACAAATATTTAAACAAATACTTAAAAATCTAATTCATAATCATTACTTGTTCCATTATTAATATTTTTAATAGAAGTAACACTTGACTCAATCAATAAACTATTTGTACTACATTCATTGGGAGTTTCGCTACTTATTTGATTTAATAATGCTTGTTCATCACTTTCCTCTTCACTATGTGTAGAAGGTTCTTGTGGTTTAATAGATATTAAGAAGTCGTTGTCAACCAATACTTTAAAACAATTGGTTCCATAATATCCTTGTTGTCCACACATAATGTTTGCTGATACACCTTTCATATTATCTAACTCACCATGTTTGGCAGCTTTTAAAAACATTTCAGGAGTTTCTTCAAAAGAAGCCTTAGCAATTGCACCAATATCATCATTATTAATACCATGTCGGAAAATAGAAACCATCTTATCATTACAAGTCATTCTATCTGCCAACATAATTAAATGATGATAATTAATATATGTGCTATCAAACTCAATAACTTCTGAAAATTCGTCAAATATGCTTTGTCTAGCAGCTTCAATACCAAATGTATTATAAATTTCAATAATATGATTTGATGTGGTTCGTGTTTTATCCACAAAATCAAGTGCTAAAATATCTAATAAATTAGTACCTAACGTATCTAATACCCACAAATCTTTTTTTATATATTTTGTATCAATTTCCTCAAAATTGTCTGAAATTTTACGCAATGTTACTTTTTCAATATTTTTTATTCCACGTAAAATTAAGTTGTCTAGCAACTCCTCTTGTAAATTTCTTAATAAATATATTTCATCACTTTGGTCAAGTGATTCTAATACATTTTTATTCTTCTTTTTCTTTAATAATTGAAGATTTTTATTAATGCGAATTCTAAAAATTAATTTTTCTGAATTATAATCAGTATACATACACGTTAAATTATTATAACTATTCATTAAAGCAAAATGTAGATCGTCCATAGTAATATTTTTATCTAACATTTCTATTTTATTCATATACATTCTAATAATCCATTTTGACTTATCTTTACTACTATCATAACTAGAATTACAATCATCTAATAGTTTTTCAAATTCGTTATATTCTTTCATTAAATCAACATCTTCACTCATTAATGTATTTAAATCATCAGGGTCAAAACAAATTTCAATTGATTCTACAAGTGAGCGTAATTTTGTATTCTCAATCTTAGAAATATATTCCTTTGTTTTATTTTGGTCATAACAATCCAATTTATTTAAATAAATTGTACATGATAAACTCTTCGGATTATCACTTAACGATAATATTTCTTCAATACGAGGAACACCACGAGTAACATTTGATTTTGAAGAAACACCGGCAAAATGAAACGTGTTTAATGTTAATTGTGTTGTGGGTTCACCAATGCTTTGTGCGGCAATCATACCAACCATTTCTCCTGGTGCTACTAGTGCTTTTTTATACGCATTATTTATTATTGTTATTAAAATATCAACTGATTTGCGAGTTAATCGTTTGTGCATTAATAAATCTTTTGGACTTAAGTAATAATAGTATAATACTTTGAATAATTCATTTGGTTTACAATAGTTTAACATATTCAATTTTTCAAAATTAGCTTCAATAATTTCAAAAACCTCTAAAGGTGTAATATCTATGATTACATTTTCTTCTTGATTACCAGCAATATTATTAATAATATGTGTAAATGATACAGGCACATTTACAGATGGTTTATAAACACGATTAAATATTTTAACAATTACATCATCACGTGCTTTAAGTATAAAATCAATATAATATTTACACTTTTTATCTAATTCTGTTTTTTGCCTCTTAAATTTACTATAGGCTTGTTTTGTATATAATGTACCATAAAGCGAATCTTTAGAATAATCATTTGGCATTTGATAATGACCATAAATCTCTTCAATAGTCATAGTAACAAAAGGAACTTGTTGCGACTCAACTCTTACAGGATCAAAGTTGTCACCACCATAACTATATTGAATAATTTTATTTTTATTATTGCGAACAGTCATATCATAATGAACCATTAAATCTTCTAATCCTTTAATTAGTCGTCGTTGAATATAACCTGTTTGACTAGTTTTACATGCTGTATCAATTAAACCAACACGACCACCCATAGCATGAAAGAATAATTCATCTGGATTTAATCCACCAATAAATGAATTTTCCACAAATCCACGTGCGTTTGGAGAATCGTCATATTTGGTATAATGTGGTAATGTTCTATCTTCGAAACCATAAGGAATTCGTTTTCCATCTACGTTTTGTTGTCCTAAGCATGAAATCATTTGTGATATATTTAAATCACTACCTTTAGAACCAGCATTTACCATAATAACAAAGCGATTTGTACTATTTAAATTTTCACGACCTAACTTTCCGGCTTCAAAAGATGCTTTATTTAAAATATTGTTAATACGTGTTTCAAATTCATCTACATTAGAACGCCCTGTTTTGTTATCAAAAATACCCAAGTGTGTTTCATCTATTAAAGATTTAACTTCTATTTTTTTCTTATTAATAGTTTCATTAATTTTATCATTTGTTTCTTTATCGGCAATAAGATCACTAATTCCTACGCTGTATCCGTGAACTTTCATGTATTCGGTGACAATGTCTTGTAAATTATTAATAAAATCACACGCAGCATCAACATCATAATCATTATAAATCCTATGAATTAATCCACGTGTTGTATCTCCTAAAATACTTTTTTCAATATGACCACGTTTAATAGTTCCTTTATTAATTTCTAAAACATTATTGGATTTACTATAATCTTCTTTTTCATTATATTGTTTTGTCTTGTATTTTAAAGTAATATTTGGAATAATTTGACTTAATAATGAAAAACTGCTTCGTTGTAGTTCATCAAAATTAATTTTTTTTAAATCAATAGTTCTAAGATGTGCCATTAAGTTCATTGCCGTGCGAGAGTTAAAATTAATGGTTTCACGTGTAAATAAATAAGTACTTAATAATGAATCTTGAAAAATACCAACAATTGATTTATTATTTGCTGGACTAATAATTTGATATTTTACTGCGGCTAATGTTTTAAGTTCAATTTCTGATTCGTCGTCTTGTGGCATATGTAAATTCATTTCATCTCCATCAAAATCTGCATTATATGGTTTTGTATCAGCAACATTCATTCTAAAAGTGTCTCCTTTCATCATTACTTTAGCAATATGACACATCATTGACATTCTATGAAGAGTTGGTTGACGATTAAAAAGCACAGCATCACCATCTAAAATATG